ATGATTTAAGAGCCAAATACAGCGCAATTTTCAACCAATTTGAGAATTTTTGCAACCTTCCAAGTAATACTGGTGGTCGCGGAGATTGTATTGTGATTGCTGATCCAATTCGCCATATTATGATTACTGGAAGAAATTCCAAGCTCCTTTCTGATAGAACAAAGAACTTCCAAACGCATGTTTATTGGGCAATTAGACACCAATTCGAATTGGAAAATACCTCCTATGCTGCTACCTATGGAAATTGGGTTAAAGGTTATGATGACTTTACGGGGGAAATGGTTTGGCTTCCATTCTCTGGATACCAAGCTGCTATCATGGCTCGTAGTGATGCTGCGGAATTCCCATGGTCTGCTCCTGCTGGATTCACCCGTGGTCTAGTGACTAATGCCCTTGATATTGCAATCAATCCGAATCAGAAACAACGTGATGAGCTTTACAAGATCAATATCAACCCTGTTATGTTCTCTGCTGCTCAAGGCGTTGTGGTATTCGGTCAGAAGACCATGAGCCGCAAACCAAGTGCATTTGATCGTATCAATGTTCGTAGATTGTTCTTGGCTCTGGAAAGACCTACTAAAAAGGCATCTCAATACTTCGTGTTTGAACCCAACAACGAATTCACATGGACAAGAATGAAAAATGTTCTTACTCCTCTTTTCGAATATGCTAAAAACAATGGTGGTCTATACGATTATTTGATTGTAATAGACGAGCGCGTGAATACGCCAGAGGTTATTGATAACAATGAGCTTAGAGCCACATTCCTGTTGAAACCTACAAGAACTGCGGAATTTATTATTTTAAATTTCGTAGCCACACGGACTGACGCAAACCTAGAGGAATTAATCTAATCATTCTAACTAAATAATATCATGGCCACAACTATCGCAGACTTCATGACACAGGCATCGCAAAAGCAATTTGCGAGGGACTTCCTATTCCGTATCAAACAAATTAGCATCACTGGATTATCTCTGAACGGGGATAACGATTTGATTTATGCTCGTAGTGCATCCCTACCGGGACGTAATATTGAGAATAAACAAGTCAATTTCAGTGGACAAACATTCAATTTACCCGGAAAATCAACATATCCGGGTGCTGAAGGATGGAGTGTTGAATTTTATGTTGATCAATCCCTTGACATCCGCACCAAGCTTGAAAATGCGAGTAGAACTTTATTTGATAATAATACTACCACTGGTAATGTATGTATGCCGGGATATGAGTCGATTATCACTTTAGATGTTCTCCAAATCCCATGCCAACGTGGAGCCAATGTTACAAGTGGTGGATCATTGGAAACAATCAAAACGATTGAACTTGTTGGCGCATCCTTACGAGATATTGGAGAGATTGGATATTCAATTGCAGATGGAACTGGTGAAGTTCTAAACTTTACTGCCACTTTCGCATACCATTTTTATAATGGACTTGAATAATAACGTCTGATCACAACAGCCAGTTAAATAATAACATATGGCTGGTCCACAAATCAACGATTTCCTTCAGGCGTTCTCAGGCGATGCTAAATATTGCCTATCCATTCCTGTCTTATGGACGGTATCCATAGATGGTGTCACGGAATCAGCGGTCAATAGTGTTCTATCGGATGCAGGAGAGAACTGGAGAGCCAAGATCGCTCCCAATGCCATGACAAAGAGCGGCACCATCCTCCCTGCTCAGTCTGTTACAATTCCTCAAGAATCATCCAATTTCACTCCTATGGTGGCAGGAGATTCCTATGGTGGTTTCCTCCCCGGTTATGCCATGACTTCCCGTGCCGACTTCCTCTCCCGCAGTTTCTCCATCAACTTTTTGGAAACAAGACAGGATTTGGAACATGAGTATTTCCGTCCTTGGCAGATTGCCATTGGTATCAAAGGTCTGGTAGAACGGGGAGTAAATCTCAAGTCCACTATCACAGTGAAACAATATACCAATAATGGAGTGCTTAGAAAAGGATATAGATTCAAACGGGCATTCCCTGTCGCTGTTGAGGGATTCACTATGGACTACGAGAACACCGATTACCCGATTAAGAGCGTGACATTCGCTTGTGAGAATTATAGCCAATTGTGAAAATCAAATTTAAAAATCTTAAAGAAATCTCCGAAAACGGGGATGATTGCCTGATTGATTATCTCAACAGTTTTTTAGGAGATAACATTTATGAAAAGTTTTTAAATGTTTTAACATGTTGGGAACGTGATGTCTCCTATGATATGGGATTTAACGTGGAAGAGAAGAATGTGAAAGTGTCTTTTTCATATTTTATAAAAGAATTGGAGAATTATGATAAGGAACCCCTGATCATCAAAACCGATAATCTGGAATTTGAATTGGACGTTCCTCCACTGTTTAAAAAAGATTATGATATTTTCTCCATATCGGAGACAATCCGAAAGGTAAAGTATGGGGAATCCGTGTTGGATTTCGCCAATGTGGGGGATAAAGCTGCCTTGATCGAACAGCTTCCAGCATCCACCTACAACATGTTAATCAATGCTATTCTCAAAAATGAATCCAAAACAGTCCGTTTCACCAATTCATCCCTGAAAAATATTAATATTAACTTTATGGGACATGCTCCCCTTGAGCTTCTGAGGGGGTTGTGCCATCCGTATGGGGAAGATTACTATAGAGACATCATCTACCACTTGTCGGCTAAAATAGACGGCAACATACTCCTGAATTCCACCATGCGGGATATTGATTACTACGTTGATAAGCTTAATCAGGAGAATAGTTCGGAAAAAACACCGGAATTGGGTTGACATCGATATGATTAATGTTAAATTCTTTTATTATGAACGTCAAAGCACACATACGCGCCACGGAAGACACCCAAAACAATCAAACGGACGGGGGCGCGTTATGTGATGCGTCTTGTTCGGCTTCTTCATTTGATTGGGGTGATCTGCCTGACGAGGAAATCAAACGTTGTAAGGTATGGGTGGAATTCACAGAAAAGCGTGGTGTGTCAGTGGATAAAATCCCATCAAAAGAATTCGCGTATTTGAATAATGGTCAAGCAATTGAAAAGGCGAATGAGATTGTGGTGAAAAACGGGGGAAAACAATTCTTCTTTATTGAGAGGAATCCACTTGATGGGTATTTTGATTATTTGGCGACGATTGTGTAGGCAACATCTCGGCCATCGTGCTAATATCTTGATCATTACCAAGCGAATTATTCTTGACCCATTGATCAAGCTGATCTCTATCAAAATCGAATTCAAAAGGTATATGATAAAAATGATCGGTTTGGGTGATTGAGATACCATCGGGGATCAACATAGCGACATCTTCTGGAGGTATTCTTCTGAAAGTGGCTATAGGTATTGAATACTCAAATATCGTTGGTTCTTCTTCGCTCATAATCATTGATTGTATTTGGGTGAAAAATTAACTATACTTGACCATTGGTTGCAAGTAAACCATGAAATCTCCTGTTTTGTAAAAAGTTATAGCTCCAAAAGGCTGCCATCCGCTTCCAATGTATTCATTCACTTCGCGTTCTAATTCATAGTGAAGGTTGGCTATAACTATTTGGTATTCTACGATTTTACTATTTGTCATATTATTCTTACGCTTTATTTGTTGTTCCGCTTCGTCTAAAGGATTATTCTGCCGAACCCCAAGCACACATACGCCCCCATGGACTCCAAATTAATCACACGGATGGTGGGCGTTATGTGATGCGCCGTGTTCAAAACGGCTTGACAAATCAGATTCACCCACTTAAATAAACACATATGGAAAACAACGTTCAACAATTCCTCGACAGCATTCAGGAACTCAAGGCAAACAAATTCAAGGGATATCAAGCTTCTACTAAAAAGGAAGTGGATTGCTCCCCCCTCACTTTCAAGCAACAGAAAGATATCATCGCAACCGTAGCTGATGGAACGGTGGGTGTTCTCAAGTTCCAGAAAATCCTCAATGATATTCTGATTGAAAATACCGAATCGGATACCCTTAAAGTTGAGGATAAGCTGCCCCTGATTCTCAAAATTCGGGGAGAAAGCCTTGGTAATGATTTGAAGCTGGATGGGGAAGTTGGTAGTATTGAAAGTAATATCCAAAGCACTCGTAAGAT